GACGATGCCTGGATCCTCATTGAAAAACTCAATGGCATTCTTGCATACATTCTCGTCAAGTACGTCATCATAGGTGACGATATAATCCTTAAGATCCATAGGAAAACTCTTTCTCTGCACACTCATCTAGTGCTTGTAAAATTTCGGGGGTGATGTATTTTTCGGGGTCTTTATATACAACCGATGGATATACAGAATCATCTCCAATGACAATTCTATTACCCTTTCGCTCGAAGACTCCATACTTTTCTCCCAATTCTAACAGACCATAGTAACGATCCAACCCACGGTTGTCATAATATAATCGAATCGCCACTTGAGAATTCTCCTTCGCCAACCTTGACTTAGCAAGTTTAGCTTTAATAATGTTACCCACTACTTCCTTACCATCCTTCTCCTTAGACTTGCTAAGGTAGATGATATTGGATGCAGCATACTTAAGTCCTGATCCTCCACCCATCTCTTTGGTAGGCATATATGCACCCACCACATCATATGTATGGTTGGTAACTATTAAAGGAACATTTGCTTTACCAAGTTTCAAAGTCAACACACGGAAGATAGCTTTGACTACCTGAGCACGTGTCATATCTCTTGTCTCTTTACCTGCTTCACTGTCTTCCATCTCCTTAGAAGTGGATAGCATACCAAGTGAATCAAGTACCATCATCATAGGTGGTTGATTCTTCTCGGACATATATTTGTCAAGCACTTTGATTGCTTGTGTCCTAAACTCTTGGACAGTATTGACTGGTACCAGTATCATACGACTGGAATCGATGTCTCGATCCTCAATCAAGTCCTTACTTATCGCACTTTCAGACTCAAAATAAATAACCCCACCATCAGGATTAGATTCGAGGAAATGACGTACGATACCAAGACAGAAAAACGTCTTTCCTGTACTTGATTCACCTGCAATAGCAGTGATTTTGTTTCCTGGAACCCCTTTGTAGATTGAACCTGAGACAAGTCCGTTAAAGATGTACGAGCCCGTATCGATAAACGAACCAGTATCACCAGCTGCAACACCATCAGCAACGATAGTAGCATATTCATTATCTATTTCCTTTACTATATCCTTTAAAAAACTCACGACCAAAGTGCCTCTAATGTATTCATTTTCTCTGCCTTCCACCCTATGCAATCAAGTATAGCCTGTAAGGGTGCAAGAAAACTCTTCTCAAATTGTAGGTCATAATCAATAGAATTGTCAAGCCCAAATTCTGATGGAAGAGTCTGGAAGAATGAGATTATATTCTCATTAATCTTATTTGGGGTGCGAAGATGTAAGTATTTAATCTTCTCACCCTCTTGTATGATGGGATACTTGTGCTGTAGTTTCTTCTTCTTGATGTGATAATTATACATCAATGCACCACGCACATGCATCGGACACCCCTTACCATATATGGTAGCAGTGGATGTATTCTTTGCAATATTATTACAACCACGAGGGAATGCTACCTCTTCTGGTGACATCTTCTCAAACTTATCACGGAAGTCCTTAATATATTTCTGAGTATCAGTCTCACTACCTGTCATTATAACATTAAGTGCTTCCTTAATAGCATTACGACATGGCATAGGTGTAGATGACTTCACTGCTTCGATACCCATCATCTTTAGTTTAGGTTTCTCATACTGGACACCCTCACTATTCCATACGTTTAAAATATATCTCTTCTTCGCTGTCCATATACCTTTGTTGGCAATGTTTTCTCTCTTCATTACCATCTTCTGCTCATAAGCATTTACAACGGTTGCCATTTCTTCATAAGCACCCTCAATATAGCGATCAAGTTCCACATCACACACCTTTTTAAGGAACCTAAGTGTACTCTGATCGTCCTTCTCTCCACTGGGGAATACAGCTTGTACCAGAGGACCAAGATTAAGGTAAATAGAATCAGTGTCACTAGCAATAACATAATCAGTCTCCTCTGTTTTTAATACTTTGTTTAAATAATTGTTTACTTTGTTTTCAATCCATCGGATTGCTACTTGTCCAGACAATGTGATCGCTTCAGCGTTCGCAAGATTGTAATATCTGAAGTATTGGTTACCGATAGCACCATAGGCAGAGTTAAGTTGTATCTTTCTTGCCATCTGGATGTTGTTGAACTTGGCGATGTCTCGCTTGAGTTGTGCTGTTGGTTTCTTTTCATACTCACTCTTTGCCTTAAGCATTTTCTTCTTATAGATTGTCCTCTCATCGTAGATGCGTTGCATCATCTCAGGTAAGAATCCGTGGATGTCCTTGCGGTATTGGGCTCCGTTGGCACACACTGCAAAGTCTTCATCGATCCGAACGTCTCCACTGAGCATTCTCTCAACGGTGGCGGTAGGGTGTCTTCGCTCGACGAGGGTTTCGGGGGAGATGTTGTACTGCATGATAAGGTGAGGGTATAGACTGTTAAGGTCAAAACTGACCACCCAATCATAGATGCCAGGCTTCGGCTCTTTGACGTATGCTCCTGCGTATTTGTCATCTTTTCTAGTTGAACTCCTTGGTGGTACTACAATATTTCTTTTACTAAGGTCATTATATATGAGAGTGTCCCATACTTTAACCTGAGAATACACATCCTCAAAGTTAACCTTGGCATCGTATGCCATAGCAACACACAACTCCACCAGTTTCATCTTGTCTTCCAGTTGGTCAACAAGTTCAACGTCATGGATGTTATACTCTACAAACCTATCCCAATCATTAGTATAGAAGTCTTTAAAGTTTTCATACTGAGAGTGATCTAACTTCTTATCATCTAACTCAACCATTGCAATGTGGTCTAGTCTATATGACTCTTGGTTTGTATAAGTAAACTTCTTATAGAGGTCAAGGTAGTCAAGAATACTAACACCAGTAAGATCATAAGCAATGTTCCTACGTCCTTGAATGACAATCTCCCTGTCATGTACCCTTTTCCAAGGAGACAGAGATTTCTTCCACTTCTCACCTAGTATCCTCTCTACTCTACGACAGATATAAGGGATATCATATAAGTTACAGTTCCATCCTGTAATAATGTCAGGGGTATTCTTTGCCCACCACTCAACAAAGTCTGCAAGCATCTTATCTTCCGACCAGAATACTCTATACTCATGCTGAGATTGAAACTCTCGTGTACCCCACGTGATTATCTTCTTAGTATTGAAATCCTTTATAGTAATGCATAGCATCTGCTCTGCACATGCTTCTACATCAGGGAATCCATTCTCACATGCAACCTCAATGTCAATCGTATAGATTTTCATCTTGGTCATATCATAATCTATGTCACTAGGATATTTCTCAGCGATATGCTGATACAAATACCTCTCATAACCATGGACTTCCATACCCGCAGCATCTTCATACTGCCTAAGAAACTCTCTTGCTTCTCTAGCACCATCAAACTTCTTTGGGTATGCTTTCCTACCATCTAAAGTCTTATACTTAGATGGTTTCTTTTGTGCATCTGGTACCAGATACAATGTTGGTTGTGACTTCTCTCTGTATTGTACAGGTTGTCCATTCTCATACCCACGGTAGAGAATATCATTTCCTAATAGACATAAATTTGTATAGAAATCACTCATTAATTTCAGAACCTACTGCTTCTCCATATTTCTCTGCAACAACAGCAGAGGGATCCAGTATAGTCAAGACCTGGTCAGATGTCAAGAACAAATCTCGTTGGTCTGTATGTAATGGAAATGTATCCAACACACCTTCAGGTCCAACAGAATAACAATTCTCAATCAGTAGACTCGGTTCCTCGTCCAGTTCCGTTATCTTCCCCAACAAATACAGCTGTGGGCGGTGTTTGAGTATGATCAACTTTAGCATCGTCTTTCTTTATCTCTTTGTATTTTTTTATTGCCTGTTGCCATCCGTCAACGACGTTGGAATGTGGCTCTGAAATTGCCACTACTGAATATAGTGTAACAATATTTCGGCCTGTTGACAACGGTGACCAAGGAAAGAATTCTAATTCTATATTACCAAGAGACTCCATGTCAACTTTATCACCCTCTTGAAACATATCTTCAACTTGTCTCAAGATTGTCACGGTGAATGCATCAATGAATTCATATGCTATAGCAGTTTTACCTGTAGCATCAGGACGTATCTCCTTGATATCAGCTATTACGTCCTCTCCGTTTTGCATTCTTGCGACTCTTACTGACATATCCTTGACCCTCCATTAAATTATAGTAAGTACCTCTAACTAAATCACCGAATGCTTTCCTAGCAGACACGTTTCGTTGGTCAGAAAGCATATGCACCATCTGCATAAACTCTTCTGATAACTCTGGCGGTAGGTCTAACGTCAGTGTATCTTTCTTTTCATTGGACTCTGGACATATATTAACATACATGTTCATAATAATCAACTCCATATAAAAAGAGACCTCTGAAGGTCTCTTTGGTTGTTAAATTATATAGGTGTCTAAACATCACCTGTTACTTTACCACTTGATACCTTAGCAGGAGGATCTAAATGAATAGTTCCTGTGTAAGGTTGATGTGCATGCTCTAACAAATGATCTAACTTAGCGTTAATCTCATCTAGTTTTTCCTCTATGCTTGTGTCTGGGACATATGCAAGAGGGTCATTAGCATACTCTGGTGGTGTTATTATCGGGTCACTCATTAGTAATACCTGTTCCATTGTATATTATTTAGTAATCATCATTTGTCTGTGACTCTACCCACTCAGCATTGTTTCGACAGTATGCATCAGCATCTATCTCCATCCTCCAGTGGGTGAGGGTATGAAGGGTCTGTATCATAACCATCATACCCAGTATCAGCACAGGCCCTATCCATAAGGGGTGCATCACGACATTTTCTGTCTTCATG